GTGGTTTTTGTAACCAGAAGTTGACATTTGCGTGAAATGGAATGTTTTTGCGCCCAGCCATTTAACATTAGGCACAATGAACGGACTTGTTAAAGCCTCTTGGATCATGATTGGGAGTAATACTGGGCTGAATTGCTCAGCATAATTTAGAGAATGAACTACAACAGACATTAATTATTAGCTCCTTTCAAATTAAATTTTTTAAATGCCTTGCTTGTGCTTATTCCACGGTTTTGGATTCTCTACCGGTGCTGGATTTCCCATTCCTGGTTTTGTTGGAATACCACCTGGAATAATTGGTGCGCCGCCTCTTGGCGGTATTGGATTTGATGCTTCTTCGAAGATATAGGCGTGCGTTTTCTTTAATCCCTCGATCTGTTCGTTTAAGCCATAGAATTTGCCATCTTTGAAAGTTATTTTTGTGTTGTCAATCTTGGCCTTAAGCAAATCGATATCTTTTGCCTTATGCTTCGATAATTCGGTTTGGAAAGCGAAGTCGTATTCTTGCTTTTGGATTTTCGCTTCATACTCTTGCTTTTCTTTGGTGTATGTAGCTTGTAAATCCTCAAATTTCTTAGTTAGTTCTTCGTTGCCTTTCGCAAGTTTTTTTAATTCTTCAAGCTGTTTATCCCGTTCGGCTATTTGATTTTTATGATCCTTAACTTGGTTGTTCACTTCATCAAATCTTGATTTAGGGATGAATTCGCCTTCACCGAAAAAATAATTCGCACCTTCTTTGAGCTTCGGTTTGATATGTTGTTCGAACACATCTTTACCTACTAATTCGATAAGTTTTTCCATAATTTTTGCTTTCTCCTTTCGTTCGCTTTTTTACACGGTGCGCCCGTGATTTGAAAGTTTGGGAGGCTATCGCTTACCAGCGAGATTTTGGGTATAATAAAAGCACCTCGTTTTAAGATGCTGTTATTATCGATTTGGGTTGGTGATTTGTATTTTAATTTTTTTAATGCATCCTCATAATTCAAAAACACATACTCGCTTTGATCCGGATTGTCGGGTGTTAATATGCCATTGTCACCTATTTCTATTTCTTTTGTTTTACATCCTGTTAGAACAAAGATAAGCACAATTAAAAAAATAAACAGTAGTATTCGTTTCATGTTAATTCCTTTCTACCTTTCTATTTTTTAATTTTCATGATAAGGCGATATTTGCCATCAATGACTTGGCATAATGCCCACCCATAATTTTCGCCAGTTTCGGTAGGGCAGTGTATTTTTCCGTCCTGTTCCCAATTCCAGTGGTCCGCAACTCGATAAGAATATTCCGGCTTTTGCCCCCAGTCAATCTTTTCATCTTGTGGTAATGAATATATACTATCTGAGTATGGGCTTTTTGAAATCTTAAAATCATTTTTTCTTGTTAATTCAAGCATTTTAGACACATATAGATATTGTTCAAATTGTGGATCATCTTCGATAGTTGTTTTTTCGAACTCACTTAATTCGATTTTTGCTTCTTCAATTTTTCTTGTATAGAGTTCGATTTTTTCTTCCCTGCGTTTAGGATTTTGACCAGGCAAATTGATTGCTCTATCTAAGTTCTGTGTATTTTCCTTTATTGAACGTTTGTAATTATCTATAACTCTTTGTCTATTTTCGCCATAGTTTTTTTCAAATTCCCGCAATTTTTCTAAATGTCTCAGTGCAAAATCGTCGACTTCTATGCCCTCATAATTTAGCATTGTCCCGCCATTCTCAAAAACCTTTTTTGCTTTTTCTATTTCATAATTTATTTTTTCTTGTGTCAATGGCTTTGTTATAAGTGGGTTTTCGTTTGATTGTGTTTTAACTTGAGAAAATGATTTTTTGGAAATTTCATCCTCACTAATTCTTGTCCGCCATCTATAAAATGGCCGCCCATTTCTCATTGAGAATGCTTCATAATTTTTGTTTAGATATTGCCACTTCTTACGTAATTCACTCGCTTCTTTAGTAAATCCTGCTTGCCTTAGCAATCTTTCTTCGGCTTTCAAGTTCCGAATCGTATTTTCATAATTCCTTTGCTTTTGGTCGATTGCATATTCACGCTTAATTTCTTCTTCGGTATAATCAGTCGGTGGACGGCTTCCTGGTCGATATTCGATTAAACGATGCCTGCAGTTATAGCCATTGATGATGGAATTGCCACCGTTAAGCTTTAAGACGTCTGCAAGCGGCGTGTATCTGATGCCGTTAATTGTTCCGCTTGTTCCGTCGAGGGAATATAGCTTGCCTTGATGCGGAGCGCATCTTGGGGAACAGTTCGGATGGCTTGAGGTCCATACTAGCTTAACGCCATTATCAACTAAGTTCTTGACGTCTTTGAGATTAGCATCATAACGAATAGCCATCTCGACACGATTTCTTAAAGATACTTTGATCGGTTTCCCATCTTTGGTAAGTCTAGTGCTGATTGGTGGATCGGCTGCGATTGCCTTCAATCCTAACTTAACGCTGTTTTCGTACCCCTCGATTAATGCTCGTCCTTTTGCGTTAAAGTCCATATAGGGCCTGAAGTTATCGATAATTTGCTTTGGACCGTTTTTGAATATCGCGTTTAGGTCTAAAGCGTAAAGCGTTGTGGTTGGTACCACGGTTAAGACTTTATTACGTAAGTTGTGGTTTACAGTTTTGATGGTTTGGTTAAGTTCATAATACCATTTTTTAGCACTAACGACAAAGCCGTTCCGGATTTCTTTCTTTAGCGTTGGATCGCGAATTTTCTCACACGCTTCAGCAATCACCCTATTAAGCTGCTTTGTTAGTTCCTCTTGCGATGCGCCTTGTAAAATTGCTTGCGTGATTAGTTCTTTGATTTTGGTTGTTGCGCTCTGAAGTGCCACAATCATTGGTCCAGACACTGATGCATCAGGGCTTAAAATTTGTCTTGGTGGATTATTGTTCGTTGCCACCGCCAGCACCTTCTAATTTTTTGTCGATGTTTTCATCTGGGTTGACTTGTTGACTTTCTTCGTTTTCGACTTCGTTTTCGATTTCGCTAATGCCGGTTAATTCTGGAAGATTATTAGGATTATCGAAGCTCATGCCTTCCTCAAACCGAATGCGGTTAACTTCATCCATAATTTGTGTTTCGGACCAATCCGGATGAATATACCTAATTGCTGTTTCTGTTGAAGCTACACGATAATTTGATTTTGCTGCGCCCCAAGTATCGATAATTTCTTTGTCTGAAGTTTGAATATAGTCTGGGAATTCAATTGCGACATTGCAATTTGAAAAATTAATTTCGAGTTTGTTTAAGCCTTCTTGCTCGACACCGAATTGTTTTTGGATCCAAGCATTAAGCGAAAGCATTTGCAACAAAACTTTTTCCATAAACGGAATCCAAGACTGAAGCTTAAGATTTCGTGTTTCAAGTGTTGTCTTGTTTTTTTCTTGTTGTGATTTGTCACCTAAGTTCATCGCAACCATTCCAGGATCGCCAATCGCTAGCGGTGATAATCCCATTTTGTTAAGTGCAGCTGTAAGAAGCGTATCATATTTCTTTTGTAGTGATTCGTGCTTATCGTTTATTTCTGTCACTTCAATTTTGTTTTGAGCGTCTTGGTCGATATCGCCAGTGACTTTAACATAGTTTGTAACGAATGGATCAAGCGGTTGTTTCTCGCCATTTCTATTTGTTGGAATCATATTCTCTGGCACGTAGCGACGAGGCTTATTATTCCGGATTTCTGAAACCATTTCGCTAAAGACTTCATCGAGTGCATCGAAAATATTATGTGCGCCTGCATAATCGCTCGCTCCATACGGGCAATTAGGGAATTCCGCATTCGGTAGTTTATTTGGCTTTTCAAATGCAAGCATACCGATTATACCTTCAAAAACAAATTCTTCCTTTAGATTTGCAGTTTGTGGGATTGTTGTTAAAGGCACTTCTTTTTCGCTTCCGGTGGATTTGTCTAATGCGTATAGCTTGTTAATATACATTGCGAAACCTTTTTCGTTAGTGGTGTGCGTTTCTTTGTGAACGTATAGTTTATCGCCTATCGTGTGATAGTTTTTAAAAACGATTGCAGTTGTGATGCCTCGTGTCTTAACTAACTCAGCATTCATCACGCTAGCAATCTCGAATATCGGATACTCAGATAATTCAATATCATAGTTCCACTTACCAAAAAGATGACCGAAAACTGATTCAGTAACTGCACCGTTTCTCAAGTGGTCCACAAGCTCAGTTTTCTTTTTAAGGATTTCTAAGTTCTCCGTTGCTAGCTTCGATGCTTTATCATCAATCTCATTCGTTGGCTTCCCGTTTTCATCAGTTTTAAAAATTTCGACTCTTGAGGTAAAACCATTGCCGAACAAAATAACACTCATCTTGTTTGCAGCCGTATTTGGAATGCCGGTATGTCGCTTGATAACATCACCAGGAGCAGTTTGCCAAAAATATTTTAAATCGCCAGTTACTATTGGATGCGTTCCATAAAATTGCCTTAATAACCGTGGTTTACCAATAAACCAAGCAAGATTCTCTTGTACGCTTATGGTAAATTCGAGGTCCGGCGCTATCTCGGTAAATGTTTTGAAGTGTACCGGATTGAAGTTTGGTGTTTTGTCTTTGCCGGATTCTTGAAGCATTAGTAAATCCCTCCTTAATCGCTCTAATCGCCTTTCTCTAAACCAATCCCTAATTCCCATTTTAGATCACCTCTTTCGATGCTTTCATGAGTGCTTTCATGTAGCGTGTTTGTGCATATTCATCGCTGTCAATTAGGTCATTTAGCCATTCGTTCTTATCTTCTCGCTCTTCGCCTTCTTTTCCCTCAACCCATTTTGCAATTGAATAAGCTTGATATAATCTTTTAGCGAATGCCGAATCGGAATTAAAAAACGACCGTTTGGTCGCAAATAAAACGATATTCATATCAATGCGCTCTTTGATCGTAGCTTTATAAGATTCTGCGACTTCAGGCAATCCTAAACGCTTAAAGTCACCTTGTATATCACGGATGAAATTCGCTTCTGCTGAGTCGATGAAAATGCCAGTAATTGGTAAATGCTTATACATTTGGCAAAAAGCAATTAGCTTCTTTTTCTTTTCCTCATATCCTAAGCCTTGAAACTCCCATCCATCAACAACCATTGTTTCTGAATTATCGTGCTTAAATGCACGAAGCGCAAATGAGTTCTTCGCACGCCCGGCTCCAATATCGACACCGATTGTGTACTTAAACCACTCTTCAGATTTAAATGGTTTAAACAGCTGTTCGCTCAAATAATCAAGATAAATAAGCTTACCAGGCGCGCCACGCTCGCCAAGAATTTTAATCGTGTAGTAGTAACTGCCAACTGGGAAAATGGCCATCGTGTCTTTGATTTTTTCTGGAGTCATTATTGGATTATCAGTGAATTTCCAGAAAGTATAAAACCATTTGTCTTGTTTAGCTACACGATCCATATCAGCTCTGATGCTAGCCGGTGCATAACCAATGATTCGGCACCGGTTGATATATTCGGTATAAATCCAATGTGTCGGTGCATCCCCATTCATGGTCCAAAGCGTTAACGGATTATCAAAGCTTGATTGCCGAACAAAGCACTCATCGATAAATTGCTTATCCGCAATATTAACCTCATCTACCAATATATTTTCAATCGATAAACCAAGTATCTTGGTCCATTTGCTGCGATTGGTAAAACCAACCAAAAGAATTTTTTTGATGCCTTTGGGCGATATTAGTTGAACATAGTACCCTCCTATCGGGTCTTTGACCAGCCTGCAGTATTTGGAAAATAATGTTAGCAAGCCCATGTCGTTGGTTAGAATGTTGTTATTGATTGTATCAAAGTCTCGGCCAGCTATTAAATGCAACTGTGCATCACTATCGTAAACTTTATAAAAAAAGGCCTGGATGGCTATAACAGTTTTTGATGAGCGGACCGTTCCTTCAAGCACAAGCATTCTGACGTGTTTTTTAAGTGCCAAAGCTAAAAAGTCTAAATGCTTATCGTTAAACTTAATCGGCATTATCATCACCGTCGCCGCTCTCGATGCTTACTTCTCGTTCTTTCAAAGATTTAAGCAATGCATTAACCGCATCATCTTTCTCAGCTGCTTTCTCGCGGTCATCTTTGATTTCAACACGTTCAGTGGTTAGACCATATCGCTTAGCTAGCAATTCAGCTGCTCTGATGCGGTCACGGGGCGCAATACGTTTAGCAATTTTTTTTGCATAAGATACTCCCCAACCACCTCCTTCGATTACAATTTGTTCTTCATCCCATTCGCCACGAGCTGCCGCTGTGAGTAATTGTAATACTTCTGTGGCAGTAGCAATCTTCGCATCCTCGATTTTTTTCAGTTGTTCATCGATTGCTTGTTTAATATATAATTTTCTAAGATTGTCTGCGCCGCATTGTGCCGCTGTTTTCTTTGAATACCCCGCTTTAATGGCTGCGTCCGTT